GAAGACTGGGGTACGAAGTCTGGTAAGCCGTCTACGCAAGGCCCCAAAGCAACTGGCGAGCGTTACTTGCCCAAGGCAGCACGAGAGAAGCTCACCCCTTCTGAATACGCGGCAACCACGCGAGCCAAGCGCGAAGGCATGAGGCAAGGCAAGCAGTTTGTGCCCCAGCCCGAATCGATCAAGAAGAAGGTGTGGTAATGGCCTACGCAATGACTTACAACAACTTGGTGACAGACATCCAGCAATACCTGGAGCGCACCGACGCCGAGACTGTTGCTCGCATTCCCACCTTCATCGGACTTGCCGAGCAAGTCATTGCAAGCCAGATCAAGTTCCTTGGTAACTTGACCGTGCAAAACAGCACGATGAATGCTGCTAATCCAATTATCGACAAGCCTGCAAGATGGCACAAGACGGTTTCCATGAACATCACAGTGGCAGGCAAGCGTTATCCTGTTTTGCTGCGAAAGTATGAATACCTGCGTGAATACTGGCCAGATCCGACGCAGACTGGTGTTCCTAAGTTTTACTGCGACTACGATTACACGCACTGGTTTGTGGCTCCAACGCCGACGCTTGCTTATTCCTTCGAGGTGCTTTATTACGAAAGAGTTCAGCCACTAGACTCAACCAATCAAACCAACTGGTTCACGGTGTACGCGCCTCAAGCATTGCTTTATGGCTCACTGCTGCAAGCAATGCCATTCCTCAAAAACGATGAGCGCACACCGATCTGGCAGGCGCAGTATGACGCCATCATACAAACCCTTATGGCTGAAGATAAGCTGCGTATTGCTGATCGCCAGGCCATTGCCGCGGATAGTTAATCATGAGCTATACCAGTCCGTTTACAGGCGACGTTGTACAGCCTACTGACGTTTCGTATGAGTCCATCACGCTAACTGCTAACTTGCAGTTGGTATGGCCCATCAATGGCAATCTGACCACGGATACGCCAGCAGCACGCATCATGGATGTGTCAGCCTCAAGTGCTGGCCTTGAGTTGCGTATGCCACAAGCCGATCAAGTATCGGTAGGCCAAGATGCGCTGATTAAAAACACGGGCGCTAACACCTTCACGGTCAAGACCTATGATGGCACGGGCACGATTGTTGCCATTGCCTCGGGCACATCGCGCTACATCTATCTGACCAACAATGGCACTGAGGCTGGCACTTGGGCCAACTTCGAGTTCGGCGCTGGCACTTCGAGTGCAGATGCTGCCACCCTTGCTGGCGCAGGCCTGCTGGCATCTGGATTAACGCTTAATCAAAGCCATCCAGTTGAATCAGTCATTGCAAGTCAGTCCTTTGTCGATGGCGATCGCGCCAAGACTTATGTATGGTCTGGTGGCGTTACGACGGTCACATTGCCTTCTGCTGGTACTGTAGGAAATAACTGGTTCATGCTGTTGAAGAACAATGGCACGGGAACATTAACGCTTGATGCGCCAGGCTCACAAACCATCGACGGTGGTTTGACTAAGGCATTTGCACCCAATGAGTCAGCCTTCATCGTTTCCACGGGCACTGAGTTTGTCACGATCGGTTATGGTGTCAGCACGCAGTTTGAGTTTGGCATTCTGACCAAAACAGTAACCAATGGCACTTACACGTTAACTGCCAACGAAGCTGCCAACACGATCATGATCTTCAATGGCACGTTGTCTAATAACGTGACCATCATTGTGCCGCCTGTGATCAACTTTTATGTGATCAGCAATCAAACCACGGCAGGTGGCTTTACGTTGACCATTTCAACGGGTGCTGTAGGCGCTAATGATGCGCAGGTGCCTGCAGCAGGCCAGGCCACGGTATTTTGTGATGGCACAAATATTCTGAATGCCAACACCACACAGGCTGGCGGTACGTCCTTTAGCCTGGTTAATGGCTCTGCTGGCAGTCCATCATTGAACTTTGGCTCTGAGACCAACACAGGCATTTACAGGCCTGGCGCTGGGCGTTTTGGCGTTTCTATTCTCAGTAATTTAGTCTTGGATGTTACGGCATCAGGCATCAATGTTACGGGCACTGGCAACTTTACAGCAGGCATCAGCGGGGGCACCTTCTGATGACCAAGAAGGTTTTCGCGCTTGATACCAAGCCTGGCATTCAAAGGGATGGGACGCTCTTTGATAAAGAGTTTTACTCTGATGGCAGGTGGGTAAGATTTCAGCGTGGCCGTCCTCGCAAGATCGGTGGTTACCGCGAGATCATCAATAATCTGGCAGGCCCCTCACGGGGCATTTTTGTAGTTGTCCGCAATCTTTTTAATAACGTATACAACGGCTACAGTGATGGCTTGCAAGTCCTTCCTGTCAATAACACTGGTGTAGGCTCAGGCCTTCAAGATTACAGTTTTGGCGGTCCTATTGCATCATTATCAATTGCTGATGCAGGCTCTGCCTATACCGATGGTACGTATACCAATGTGCCTTTGAGCTATACCACCTCGGGCACAGGCGTAGGTGCTGTAGCTACAATCACGGTGACAGGCGGTGTGATTACAGCAGCCACGATCACAGGCTTTGGTGTGCATTATGTGGCCAGTGAATTGCTCACAACGGCCAACACAAATATTGGTGGCACTGGCTCTGGCCTTGTCTTGCAAGTAGCAACCATTGACTCGCCATTTACAGCGTCTGATGTCAATTCCTGGCAGTTTGATACGTTCACAGACACGGTAAGCTATCAAACCAACTTGCTGTTAGCCCACCCTTCGAGGGATCTGGATAACATTGATTCAGACATCAATACGCCACTGCTTTGTGGGCCGTTATCGGGCACTGTTTTGTGGGCTGCAGGACTTTTTGCAGTGGATAGCTGCACGGTTACTAGTGGCTCAGCGACGGTCACGCTTGCAACCATCAACACGAAGATTGCTGCAGGCCAATTGGTCAAAGGTTATGGCATTCCTGCTGCCACCACAGTAGTGTCAATCGTCGGTACCACGGTCACACTCAGTGCTAATGCCACGGCCACATCAACAACCACGCTGACGTTTGACAATCAAGTCTCAATCTCAGGCGGTGTGGTTGCCCTGCACCCCTACGTGTTTGTGTATGGCAATGATGGCCTGATCAAAAACTGCTCAGCAGGTGATATTGATGACTGGGTCTCAGCAGACGCTAACGAGGTCAATGTGGCCACGGGCAAGATCTTGCAGGGTTTACCCGTCCGAGGTGGTTCCAACGCGCCTAGCGGCCTATTTTGGTCCTTAGACAGCCTTATTCGCGTGTCCTTCACGCCTCAAACGCTTGGTGTGCCTGGCACAGGGAATTTTGCTGCCACCACGTACTGGCGGTATGACATCATCACAAGCCAGTCGTCATTTCTGTCGTCATCGGCAGCCATTGAATACGACGGCATTTACTACTGGATCGGCACTGATCGATTCCTGCTTTATAACGGTGTCGTCAAAGAAGTTCCCAATCCAATGAACCAGAATTACTTCTTTGATAACTTAAATTACGCACAGCGCCAGAAGGTCTGGGCCACAAAAGTTTCAAGGTTTGGTGAAGTATGGTGGTTCTATCCACGCGGCAATGCTGTTGAATGCACGGATTGCGTGATTTATAACATCCGTGAAAACACCTGGTACGACTCTGGCGAAGCTTATGGTGTGCAGCGATCTGCAGGCTACTTCACGCAAGTATTCCGCTATCCAATTGAAGCAGGGTATGAAGTCAACACGGCAGATGCCATCAACCAGGTCAGCATTACCGATTTGGGAACTGGTTATACCGATGGCACGTACAGCTATGAAACGCTAACAGGTGGTACAGGCACTGGCGCAACGGCCACGATGGAAGTTGTTGCAGGCTCAGTGGTACAAGTCACGATCAACAATCGTGGCTCAGGCTATACCGTGGGAGATACGCTTACAGCCACGCTTGATGGCATTGGTGTCGACTTTGAAATCACGGTTGATACGCTCATGCAATTGGTCTCGTTATGGCAGCATGAAGTGGGCAAGAACCTCGTTAAGGGCACCAATGTATTGGCCATTGAAAGCTCATTCACCACTTCAGATCTTGGTGTGATTGCAGGTGGTCCATCACAGCCAAGTCCAGTGGGTGAGAATCGCTGGACGCGTCTTGAGCGCGTGGAGCCAGATTTCATCCTCGAAGGCAACTTGGACCTGTACATTGTTGGTCGTCCTTATCCTGATCAGCCCGATCAAATCACAGGTCCTTACACCTTTGACTCGGTCACAGGCAAGATTGATATGAAAGAGCAGCGCCGATTGCTGCGCTTAAAGTTTGTGTCCAATCAAGTTGATGGTGACTATCAAGTCGGTAAAATCCTTGTCGATGCCGATTTGGGCGACGTTCGAGGTTACACAACATGACGATTGCGCTTGTTTATGATCCTCGGTATCACACCTTCGAGTCATGGGCAGCACTCATGTGTGAGGCTTATGCAGGCCAACAGTTGCAAATTCCTGGCCCTGATGTGGACTTTAAGTCTTGGGGTGCAGGGCTTAAGGCCATCGATATTTTTGCCAATGAAGGCATTCCTGAGCCATACCTCTTTGATGACTGGCAAGAGTGGGCTTCAGCCTTAGTTAACGCTGTCAATGCGAGGCCAGAATAGCATGGCTTTATACGATCGCAGTCTTACAAATTTAGCGTCGGAAGATGACTTGGCGGCAACGCAGTCGCCACTCTCATTTGCTCTTCCAACTGATTGGGGTGTTGCTGGCGGTTTGTATGACGAGGAAGCAGAAAAGATCAATTATTACAACACTCAGGGAATTACGCCTGAAATGCTGCTTGCGTCGTCTTATGGCGTTACGCAAAGCGACATCGATTGGATGCGTCAGCATGGCTACACAGTAGGGGCCGGTGCCACACAAGGCGCTCTTTCAGGTGCTGCTGATACGGTCACTTCGTCTGCTGGTGTTGACACTGTAACCTCGTCTGTTGGCACTGATACGACTCAAGAAAACAGTGCAAAAAACTTAAAAGATTTTGTTTCTGGAAATATAACTAACCCACAAGCTATTGCTCAGTATGCCCAGCGATTTGGGCTTGGTCTTGATGACTTGGCTTTGGCCATGGGGTCATCACCCACTCAAGTCCAACAATATTTTCGTGATGCGGGCTTTCCTCTCGGAACTATGCTTACCGGGACTTTGCAGCGGACTATGGGGACTGATACTGGCATTAGGCAATTAGACAAAGGTGAAGATGTTGTTGCTGAGCGTGCCATAGGGATGCAAGGCAATAAGGTTTTAGTTCAGCAATATGACGCATACGGGCAACCCACAGGAACAAGATTGGCCGAGCCTAATGCGCCAGATTATGTGGGATGGATTCAGGCGCTTGGCCTAGTATTGCCTGGAGCTTTGCCTGGAGTTGGTGAAGCAATTGGATCTGCGCTAGGCGCGACGGGTGCTGCCGCGAGCGCCATCGGATCTGGCGCAATTAATTTTGCTTTGCAAATTGCTGGCGGCGCCGATCCTGTGGACGCATTAAAAGGTGCCGTTTTAAGCGCTGGTGCTGGATTTGTAGGGTCGCAAATTAGTTCAATGTTGCCTGCCGAAATAGCAGGGGCTGGCAAAAATGCCATCACACAACTTATAACAACAGGAAAGTTAGATCCTGCTGCGTTAGCAACAAGTGTTGGCACAAGCTTTGCCACAGACGCTTTGGCAGCAGAAACCGGCATGGACAAAGCCACCGCTGGGAAGCTTGTTACAGCAGGCTTGCAGGCCTTCCAAGGCAACGAATTAGCCGCACTGACATCATTAGCTCAGGCCGGTATTCAATCGGGCCTAGCAGGCACGGGAGTAACAGCACAATCACCCCAAGATCGCGCTGCATTTCTTGATGCTAATGCTGCACCACAAGGCGCTGGCGCACTATCACCCATCGCTGCTGAAGACGAGCAGATTGCCATACAGCAGCGCCAGAACGCTGCCAACCAAGCATTAACAGACTACATGGGGTCAGGCAATGACTTAAGCCGTGAAGGCTTGGTAAGTCAGTTGCAAAGCCTTGGCCTTACGGCAGATCAAGCCGAGGGTTATGCGCAAAAGGCTGATCAGCAGATCAACATGCAACGTGTTGGCGCTGATGTGATGAATCGCTACTCAAAGATTGATCCAGAGTTCGGCACACCGCAGCTTGATCGAAACGCAGCCTTGGAAGAAATGGTTGCTGCTGGCTTTTCATCTGATCGTGCCAATGAAATATTAAATGGTATTGATGCGCAGAATGCGATCAAGTTAGAAAACAAACTGAGCGTTCAATCTGCTTACAATAATTTAACAAAAGGTACGGGTACTGAAGAGCAGTTGCGCAGTGCCATGACAAGCGCCGGTTATACCGATAATGAGATAAACAATCTTGTCACGAAAGGCTTGGGCATCCTCGAAGGCAGCAAGTTAACTGCTGGCGAGCAAGCACAAGAACGTGTCTCGCAACTGCCTGATGTTCGCGCTGAAATCTCTGCCAAGCCAACCTTCTCTGAAGCTTACAAGCTTGCGCGAGACACTTACGGATCAGGCGCTACATTTACTTGGCAGGGCAAGTCTTATAGCACAGACACCTTCCAAGAAAACCCTGCACTTGGCCTGGTGCCCGTTGCAGGCAGTGGCCGTGGTCAAGCAGCAGGTAAGACTGCAGAGCAAGAAGCAGCACTTCTTGCAACGGCTGAAGAGCTAAAAAGAATTGATCCAGTTGCTAGAGCATCACTTCTTGACTCGGCATCCGTAGACTATGGTGCTGTAAGTCCCGAGGGCAACGCGCAAGGGCTTACACAAACTGCAGCCGATAAGCTTGTGCAATCAGTCATCCCTGTAAACGCCATCAAAACAGCGTTTGGCATGACAACAGAGGCTGCTGGTAACACGCTCAAAGCCTTCGGCACGATTGGTGAGTCATTAGGCTTTAATACGGCTCAGATGTCTGACTATGGCCGCAAGCTTGAAAACATCGCCCAAGAACTTTATCCGCAAGCATTGAGGACCAGCGAGTCCGAGGTCAAGAATAGATTTGCCAGCGCTAACTCAGCCGCCGACATTGGCCGCGCTCTTAAAGATTCGATACTGAATAATCCTGGCGCAGTGGCCAAGATGATTGGCGTAGAAGGCCTGCAGGAACTGCCCAACATTGCACTAGCACTAGCCACAGGCGGCACATCAGCCCTCATCAGATATGGCGGTATGCTTGCAGGATTAGGGCTTGATGTTGTCGAGTCTGCTGGCTTACAGGGCGCTCAGAAAGTCGATGAAGGCCTGGCCAAGGGCTTAACACGCGCTCAAGCAGTTAAGAGTGCTGTAGACGATATGAAGGCTGCTGGAGCCGTCACAGCCGTGATGACGGCTGCTGCCGATAAGATCCCATTTGGCGGCACCATAGCCAAAACTATGATCAAAGGCTCAGCAGGCGAGGGCATTGAAGAGTACGTGATTGCAAGGGCTACAGGCCAAGATCATATGTCGGCCTTGCGCCAGGCAGCCTTTGGCGCACTTATTGGCGGTCCTACTGAAGCAACGCTGCAAGGTGCTGGCAATTTGACCAACGTCACCATCAACGGTGACACGATGATTGGTACGTATGCAGATGGAACTAAGGTCAGCATCAGCGAGCCAGCAGGTGCCACTGATCTGAAAATTGACATCATCAAGCCTACTGACACAAGTGTGAATGTTTCCAACGCACTGACAGCAGACTTGAGTTCAGGCGCTGACTTAACGACTTCGATTAATAGCGTGGTGAGCAATAACATCACGGCTGATCTTAGTGGCACGATTGACTCAACGGTCAAGGCGGTCATTAATAATGGCGTAGATCTCTCTCAAGGTGTTACTAACTTAACGTCTGCTGCTGTTGCTAACACAGGCGATACCACAGCCGTGATCAACAATGTGGTGTCAAGCCTTGCATCCAATGGCACAGACTTAAATGCCAATGCTGGAAGCATCGTTACAGGCGCTGTAAGTGGTGGTGCCAGCGTAACTGATGCTGTTGATACAACCCTCAAAGCTGTTACCGCAAACGGTGGCAATGTGGCAGATGCCGCAGCAAGCATCATTACATCAGTCAGCGCAAGTGGTGATACAGCGCAAGTTGCTAATGCCACAACGGCTGTTATTAACGCTGCAATCACAAGTGGCAGCAATGTAACCGCCACAACGTCAAACGCTGTGAATGCCGCGCTAGCAGCCTCTGGAGGCTCTACAGACGCTGTTACGCAAGTGGTTGGAGGTATTGCATCACAAGGCAATAACGACGCCACAGCAGCCGCTGTATCAAGTGCTGTGGCCACGACAGGTGATACATCAGCAGCCGTCAACGCAGCACTCACCAATGGCGGCGATGCAAACACCGTGCTCTCAACGGCAAGCAACGCTGCAATCACGGCAGGCACTGATACCAATACCGCGGTAACCAATACGCTGACATCAGCCCTGAACAACAACGTCGATACCACGACTGCTGTTAACAGCACAGTGAAGGGCGCTCTTGACGCTGGCGCTGATGCTTCAGTAGTTGTCAACAGCGCAACCACAGCAGCCGTTACTAACAATGTAGACACATCAAGCGCCATCACAAACACCGTTACGGCAGCTTTGAATAACAATGCTGACGTTTCAGCAGTTGTTGACAGCGTTATAAAGACATCGCTTGACAACGGTATTGACACCGCCTCAGTAGTTACAAGTGTTATCACGGCTGCACTAAACAACAATGCTGACGTTTCGCAAGTTGTAAGCACTGTTATTAACACAGCCGCAAATAACAACGCGGACACAAGCGCAGTTATTGACAATGCTGTCACTACAGCTATAACTAATGGTGCTGATACTTCAGCAGTTATTAATAGTGCCGTCAAGGCTGCTGTTGATGCAGGCACTGATTCCACATCAGCAATAGACTCAACCCTGACAGCAGTAGCAAATGCAGGTGGTGATGTAGCACAAGCCGTTGGATCTGCTGTGGATGCAAGCCTTGCTGCTGGTGCTGATACGAGTCAAACGCTGATTGCTGCAACCAGCACGGCCATTACCAATGGCGGTGATGCCAGCACTGTTGTGAGCAATGTTGTCAACAGTGCTGTGAACAATGGCGCAAGCCTGGCTGATGCCACAGCATCATCGGTGGCCACAGCGATTGTGAGTGGCGCTGATGCTAATACCGTGATTCAGACGCTTACAAATAGCAATAGCAACTTGGCGATTGAATCAGGTTCAAGTGGTGATGTCACCACAGTGCTCGCATCGGATGGTACAAGCAATACGCAAGTCACGATGGATGCTGGCTCGCAGACTGTGACCACCACGACCACTGATACGACAACTGGTGAGACCAAGCAAGTCACGATTCAAGGCGATACCACAACCACCGTAACTACGAATAACTCGGGCGTCACAACAAGCGTGACTGTTGATGAAAGCACGGGCGTCAAGACTGAAATTACGTCTGATGCTGGCTCTGTAACGTCCATTACGACAGATACTACAGGCAGTACAACGGAAATTAAGTCTGATGTTGATACGGGCGTGGTTACGCAGATTGTCAGCAATCCCGATCGTGATCAGATCGTGACCACAACCTGGAACGCGGATAATACGGTCACGGTCACGACCAAGTCTGGGGATGGTCCTGAGGCCACTGAAACGCTGACGGCAGACGTTGCGCCAGTTAAGCCAAAGCTTGATCCAATTGCTGCAGTGGTTCCTGTACAAGCTGCGCAAGCTACTAAGACAACGGCACCAAAGGCAGCGGCGCCTAAAGCATCATTTAAGTTGCCAAGTGCTGCAGCCTCTGGACTTTCAATGCCTATGGCCTCATCGGACTATGACTTGGGCGTATTGAAATCTTCTGGTGATACTAGGATAAAAAATCCATTGGAAGCCTTGATGGAAAGGGTAGAGCAAATGAATCAAATTGATCCTATGTTGGCTGCTGTGATGTCGCAGCGCTTAGGCATCCAACCCCAGCAAGCGCCGACTTTTACGTATGGCCAGGAAACATCCATTGATGACATCTTAGGGCTTCGAGAGCCTAAGAAGCCTGAAATGGAAGAGGCCCTGTACGCTGAAGGTGGTTATGTAGAGCCACTTCGAGCCAAGGGCGGTGCCATGAACTTGCAATTCATGAATCGTGGTGGTGTATTGCCCGGTGGCCGTGAAGACTTCAAAGACGGCAAACACGTTGCTGGCGATGGTGATGGTCAATCGGATGACATCCCGGCATGGCTTGCTGATGGTGAGTTTGTATTCCCTGCCGATGTGGTTTCTGCACTTGGTAATGGCTCAACCAAGGCAGGAACAGATAAACTCTACAAGATGATGCACGAGATCCGAGCACGAGCCAGATCCACGAAAGTCAAAGACTTACCACCGCCAGCGCATAAGTCACCGCTGGACTATATCAAGAAGGGTAAATAATCATGGCCGGATTATTTGAAGGCTCTGCACCGCCAGACATTACGACAACGACAACCAAGCAGCAGTCAGCACCTCAGTATCTTACTGACTATCTGACCAATCTTGCTCAAGTAGGTCAAAGTCAACTAGGCACAACTGGCGTTGATGCTTCAGGAAAGCCAACCATGACGGCTTTTCAGGGCAAAGATCTGATTGCCAGCAGGCCAGATTATCTGACCAACTTAACATCCGGCATTGACCCAGCAACGGGTAAGCCTTATGCGGCAGGTCAGTTGCCAGCCCTCAGTGACTTGGCTCGGTATCAAACGCCACTGGATCAAGCATTGACGGCTGGCCAGTCTGCCATGGATGTGTCCTCCGCAGATATTGCAAAGTTTTACAACCCATACCAGCAGCAAGTCATTGATGAGATGCAAAAGCAATCTGACATCAACTTGCAGCGCAGTGTACTGCCAGGCTTAAAAGCATTAGGAATTAGTGGTGGCCAGTTTGGTGGCAGCAGGGTGGGTAACATCGGTGGCCAAGCCCTTGCAGACATTGCCTCCAAGCTTCAAGCACAACAAACTGAAGCTAGGTCTAAAGGCTTTGAGACTGCACTGGATGCTGCCCTCAGAGAGCAAACCGGGCAGACAGGTGCCACCACGGCATTGACAGGCCTGGGATCTCAAGAGCAACAAGCTGCAAAAAGCGCTTTAGGCACCCTGTCAGATCTTGGTACACAACAGCTTGAATATGAGCAATCTAAGATTGAGGCGCCTTTAACAAGGGCTGCCAATGTTGCTGCATTGCTTAGAAATTACCAGTTCCCATTGTCATCCACTGACACGTACAAGGGTCCGCTACAAGGCGCTGGTTATGGTCCAAGCACGATAGACAAAATTGGATCACTGACATCCTTCCTATCAGGAATTAAAACTGGAGAGGGCGGCAATAAATCTCAAACGCTTGGCGCTACATTAAACAAACTTTTGTCAGGGTCTGGAAGACTTAGCGCAGAAGAGCAGGCAGCTATTGATGAGTTGTCAGACTATGCAGATTTTGGAGGGTAATTGTGGCTAAACAATCTCCATTAGCGACGGTCTCGCCAGTAGCAATTCCCGGCGAAGATCCAGAACTTGCAGCGTCGCGGCAAAAATATATTGCTGCGCAGCAGGCCATGCTCGATGCCTTGCAAGCTCGAAATGAGTTCATTGATCCGCGTAACTTAGCGATGGCTAGAGCGTTCCTGCAGCCAACCAAATCAGGGCGTTTCGGTGAAAGCCTTGGCAATGTCATGGAGGCTTACGGCACGGCTGATGAGGCTGAGCGCAAGCGCAATATTGATATAGCTCAGATAAAGGCTGAAATGGCCGCAAAAGAAGTTGCTGGCTATCAAGAAGCTGCTGCCATGAAGGAATTTAACCGTCTACTTGGCGGCTCTCCTAAAGCAGGCCAAGAAGCTGCAGTTCAAGATAGTGGTACAGCTACTGCGCCAGCAGGATTTTCTAACATCACAGCGCAATCCATAGCGCAATTAAAACGTATCAAACCAGAGTACGGCAAGATTGTTGAAGACATGGTCAAGTTTGATCAAGATCGTTACTTGATCGCTATGAATGGCACTGTTTTTGACAAGCGTACAGGCCAGTATGTCAACCCAGAAAATATACCGGGTCAGACTCAATCTGAGTTTGAACTTCCAGGATTGGGCAAGTTTTTAATGACCCCCAATGAGTATTCAGTTGCCACTCGAAGTAGGGCCAGGGCAGCGGCAGAGGGCTGGCGTGATGACTGGGACCGTCAATTCTCTGGTGGTACTGAACCAAGTCAAATTAAGCAGCCTGGCGCACCTGCACAACCAAGAGAGCCTGGCGAAGAACCTGCCGCACCATCACCTGCTGGCCGCAAGACTACAACACAATCAGCCCTTGAGCGTGAGCGTGAATCAGCCACCATAAGAGCGCGTGCTGAAGCTGATGAAAAAGCGCGTCAGGCAGCCCTTGAAAAGGGTGATACAGCACTACAACGCAGGCAGGCAGCCGAGTCTGTTGTTGAATTAGTTAAAGCACCCGGTATGGATCAAGTGCTCGCTGTGCTTGAAAGGCCTGGCGTTTTACCAGCAGTGGGCAAGCTGATTGAAGAGGGTATTAGCCTTGGCCGCGGGTATTCAGTTTCTGTGCCGCAGATCCGCGATGTGATGACAGCTAATCGGATTACGCTACCCAAAAATCCTGGCGAATCAAAGCAGCAGTATGACGAGCGCGTGCAGCAAGTGCTTGATAATTTATCGTTGCTTACTTCACGATTTGCCGAGATCTCATTTGGCTTTAGATCAATGGCTCAAGGCCAGGGTTCAATCTCTAACTTTGAACAGTTGATCTTCAGCAGCATGGGTCCGACTGTGCGCGATCGGCCTCGGGTTGTTCAGGCTAAGGCCCAGCACATGATTGAACGTGCCAATTTTGAAGAAAAGATCCGCAACGCTTTGCTTGATAGCAATAAGACCTTTGAGCAGTTTAAGCGTTCGCCGCAATACGATGAAATGGTCAAAGAGTACGACGCAAAGCTGCGTGGCTTGTATCAAGGCATGACATCAGGCGCTAATCCGCAAGTGCCTGGCACAAGGCCCACAAGCCAGCAGCCTTATAGTGAGGCTCGTGAAGCCTTGCGCAGAGATATTTTGGGGCGTTAATCATGGAACAACTATTGCAGCGCATTCCTGAAGATAGACTTCCTGTTGCACGGAAAATTGTTGAAATTGCTAAAAGTCAGGGTGTTGATCCAGCATTAGCGCTGGCAGTAGCGTTGCAAGAAAGCGGCCTTGATCAGTCCAAGGTTGGTGGTGTTGGTGAAATTGGCATCATGCAAGTGCGCCCTTCTACGGGCAGGATGCTGGGCTTTAAGGAAGAAGAACTTAAACAGCCCGATACCAACATCCTTGCGGGTGTGACTTATCTTCGGCAGGGCATTGATCGCTTTGGTGATCCTTTGATGGCAGTGGCCGGGTATAACGCAGGCCATGATCATCCGTTTTTTACCAGCCCCAAGAAAAGCCAGTTGCCAGAAAGTACGCGCAACTATGTAAAGTCGATTGCATCACTTGGCGTGTTTGAGCCACAGCCAGAACGTGAGCCTCCTGAAATTACGGAGGCCAAGGGTGAATTAACACCGATTCCCGAGCAGCCACGACAGCGCGTTACGTTTGCTGATATGGGCCAGAAATTGATGGAAATGGGCGCCGAGTCTGATGTTGGCCAGCTATCAGCCGACGTTGCTGGTGCCGTCCTAGGAACAAAAGTTGCTGGCATGATGGCCGGTAAGCCTCAAGCTGGAGCGCTGCCTACTGCAGCACCTTCGGTGGCTCCAACTGCTGCGCCTGGAACAAGTCCCGTCATCACTTCACCGGGTGGTGCTTTGCCGCCTGCGCAAGGTCCGATTCAAGGGCCGCCTGCTGGCGGTCGAATGACGCAAAATTGGATCAGAGCACAAGATGTTCCTGGCGCAGGCGCTTACGAAGATGTGGCTCAAAAAGCGCGAAGCATGAGTGAGGCGCATCAAATGAAAGAGGCAGCCATTCAAGCTGAAAATAAGATCAGAGCTATGGCACCAGAAATGCGCCAGCAACCAAACCGTGCCGGGTTATTCCTGCCATCACAAGAAGGCGCTGGCCCTCGAGGCGCTCGCACTCAGCCCATCCCGCAAGTCAAAGGTCCAAGTGCTTTTCAGCGCGGCTCTGCACGCATGGCAGCCATGCCTCGCTTGCCAGGCGCTATTGGTGGCATTGGTGTAGCCGAGGGTTTGATGGAAACCGAGCGCCGCGTCGGTGAAGATGACATGGTTGGCGCAGGCATTTCAGCCCTAGGTACGGTGGGCGGTGCTGCTGCCATGACGCCATTTGGCCCTGCAAGACTGGTAGGCACGGCTGCTGCGACAGCATCACCACTTGCGATGTATCTCTATGACAAGATGCGTGGCAAGCGCGAAAGCAATATGCCCCTGCCACTTATCTATCGTTCGCGGTATGGTGGCTAGCGTTTATACCGAGCCTTGAAGCAAACTTTGCACTCTGCCAGCCAACCACCCCTGGAACGCTCATAAAAGCCCTCTACGGGCTTTGTGTCCTGGCACTTAGAGCAAACCTTCATGCCGTCCTTTACGGCGTTCCTACGCTCAAATAAACGCTCTGGTGGCCATCCTTGATTCACACGCCACTTCAGGGTGTAGTAACTTAGCTTTCCTCGTTTGGCCCACTCGCGGAGAGTGAGGGTGGTCGAACCGATGGTGAGAACTCTCTCGTTAGAAATCTGGTTTGGCACTTTTTGCATTCGCGTCTTCGTTCTAAATAAAATCTAAACTTGTTTGGTTCCCAGTAGGACCTGGTGTCAAGGACGGTTGTCTTGTAGGACCGTCCTGACTCGTTTCGACAATATGGGCATTGCATCGTGCAGTCTCTTTCTCAATTCCAGAACATTCCAGGCCAGATCGTGCAAGTATTGATCGGCCAAGGCAGGATCTGTCTTCATTTGGTTTTGCGCCTGGTTGTGTAGTCGCTCGATAATTTTCAATTGCTTCTCGTATAAGCTCATCTAGGTCAGCATCCATTTGATCAGGGTAGTCAACCAATTGTCTGAGCATTCGATAGCGCAGCGCGTCATTCATTGCGCTCCTTTAGCTTGGCTTCGATGGCCCTAGCAAAACCACAGCGATCAAACCACGCCGCATTACTTTCATCAATTTTTTGAGACAAATAACTCAAGTCCTGAATCTCCTCATCCGTCAGCCCAACCCACGGCTTCTTTGATGGCGCTATGAACACAGGCTGTGGATTGAATACCTTGTCCTGTGGCTTTTTGCGGAAGTACACATGCCCTGTTCCAGTTGTGTGCATCCACGCCACCGGCTCTTGCTCTGTCTCAAGTGCTTGGCGCATGGCTTCCTTGCGTAGCCTGCTGACATGGCCTTTGTTGTACCCAGTCTTCCATGCAATTTCTGTGACCCTCAAAGATGGGTCTTTGACTAGCTCACGCACTTGTTTATAGCGATCCATGTCATCAAGATATGACTTGTCCTTTTGATGCTGATTGTGATCACCACTCATGGTCTTACCCCTAAAGCAATGCGCTCACGCTCCATACGTGCGCGTAATCGTTGTCTGAATCGATACCGTTTAGCAATCTCAGCCCGTGTCATCTTGGACCGTGGCTTGTCCTCACCGATACCAAGCTTGTAAATGTGCGTGGTATCCACACCGCGGGAGTTCTTGACCCAGCCCATGATGTGAATGACACCTTCCTTGTGTAAGGCCCTGAGATAAGACTGGACCGTTACGACATGCAGGCCTGTCTCATCGCAGATGTTGTACGCAGTGCAGCCATCCATCAGCATCCTGATCATCCGTGCGTACAAGAGTTCATTGATCTTGATCATGAGCGCACAGCTTTAACGGTGTGCCAATTGGCTTTGCTAGCACGAAGCCGTTGACCAAAGCGTGATTTTTGCTCAAGCACATTGCGCTTGTCTTTCAATACATCGTGCTGACGCTCCTTGGTCTCAGCGACCGTTTTCTTCAGATCAATCGGTTTATCCAACGTGCGAACCTTAAATCGTTTGAGATAGCCAATGATCTCGTTAGCTTCCTTGCCAGACATCAGCCATTCCCAAATCTTAGGTAGGTAAGCAGCAAGATACCTTGAAGGCGTAGCAAAGGTATGAAACTTATATTTTGGAACTCGCTTGAGCGTGTTGAACTGCTCCCAGGTCAGGTTGTGCTCATCACAAAACCAGGTGGCTAATTTGCCCATGTGGGAATTGCTCAAGTAGTTTCTCAACAGCCACCGATCCCAAGCCTCTTGCAAATCTTCCTTCTTAGTCTCGGCAGCTACTTCATCCAGCAATTCAAGTATGTTCATGCTGCATCTCCTGCGTGTAATTTCCATTCATCGTTATTGGTTTTGCTCAAGACTTTTGCTTCGACAGCACGAGCAAAGGCATAAAGCCAGTGATCAGCCGTCAGTGAGTCAGGGACACTGTCAGCACAGGCCCTGATGTCAGCATCGCTAAGCATGTTCTTGGCTCCTCCGCAAGAAGCTTGGCCCTTCCTGCTCGGCCTCGAGTTCGCGGATGTCGTTGGCTGCATCACTGACACCATGCCAGTCACGCCTGGCGATCATCACCATCATGTACTCGATCAGGACTTGAATTTGCACTTCGGGGTTTTGATAGTCTTTCATTGCTAATCTCCAGGGTTGCGTCTGCAATACGGATAGCCAATGTCGCAATGCGCTCTGGCGTATCTAGTGAGTAAGGTCCATCCTTGTAATGCTCAATGCCGCGGGACAAGATCCCGTTAAGCGCTGCAGCAATCAGCGTCAATCGATCATCATTCTTCGCCATAAGGCATACTCCAAAGTATGTAAATTAAAAACACAATCAGTCCAATCGAACCGACGCCAAACATCGCTGTAAGCCAGTCAATGAAGTCAGCCATCACCGTACCGCCCACTGTGCAACACCGTTGCTGAAGTAGATGACAGCACCAGCAAAAAGGGCGTACAAAAGCCACTGCAGGCCCTTGTAGCGAATCATTTGGTACGGTGTGCGGTCAAGTACCATCAGGTCATAAACCCAGTCCTGATCGTGGCTGTAGTAGTTCCTAGGGGCCGGTGAATAACACGCACTCACGCCAAATTTGTAGGGCCGTTTGGTTACGGGTTTAAGCTTGCTTGTCTCAAACTTCGAGATGGGGCAAGTGCCCAGGTGCTGTAAGTAAACTTGTTCCATTTAGAACGGTGCCTCCTCAACATCGGATAAGTCATCTTTTACAGGTGCCCACTTGATCTGGTCTCGGGGCAGGAACACCCACTCAGGAAATGGCCACTCACGGTCATTGATCAGTCGAACTGCACAAGTGCCATCAGGGTGCTCAAGTTCTAAGATGCCAAAGCCTCGTGGTGTCTTTACGCGTGTGCCTGGGATCATGCTGCTTTCCTCCTGCTTTTAATGTGCTCGATCATTGATACAAGCTCTTCCATTTCACCGACCAGGTTGTCGAAGGCATTGAGTTGGTAGCCATCAAGATCAGGCCACTCGCTTGCCAAGGTGCGATTTAAGTTGTTGGCCTTCTCGACTACATTGCACACCTGCAAGCGCAGGTCATATTTGTCAGATTCAATTAGCTTGTAGTGCATGGTGTCCTCCAAGGGGGCTAGGCCCCAGTTGTTTATCGTTGGATTACAGCGTTGCGTGATGTATCGCGCTTGACCTCATTGACGGTGTCAAACCCGCGTACGCCACAGTCAGTCTCGTCTGCGAAGTACCAGCCCTTGGCCAGCGTTACGATGATGCTGTTGCCCTCATTGCGCTCATCATCGATGTGTGCCACCCAAGGACGGGTGGCCAGCAGGTTGTTGAGTGTCTTGCTCATGCTGGCCTCCTGATTAGCGTGAAGTAACTTTGACTGAGAAGACTGCAGTGGTCTTAGTGAACTTGGCATAAGCCTCGGCACCATGAGCCTTGATGAAGGCATCTTTGTCGAAGACGCAACGATTGGTCTCGGTGTACGTAGCTTTGAAGAGTGAGCCTTCAACAGACTTGGCACCACCGTTGCTGGCACTGTCTTTGATGGCGTCTTTGATGGCATCGGCCTGCTTGGTCAGGTCTGCGATTTGGGCGAGCAATGCGCCGAGTTGGTCAACTGATGCTGCGGTGATGTTTGCGATGTCGTTTTGCATTTGGTTTGCTCCTGGGTTTGCTTACATAGCGACTTGCTATGGAATGAATCTTAGGCTTGTTTAATCCACTTGTCAACACCTATACAACCATTCATCCACCCAGGAGCTACCACTCATCCTACTGATAATTATTTTTGGCCTGCCAGAATGTCAGTAAGGCCTCAAACATCTTCCAGCCACGCTCCACATCAGCCTTTGTCCACTCGAAGAGTGATACCAGGCCAGCATGAGTAGTGGAGACAAACACGTTGGCACAAGCCGCCTCGGGCAGGATCAATCCTGATCGGTAGGCTGCTAACTGCATCAAGTGCTCATCAAACCCTTGCGGATCATCGTTAGGACCAAAGGCCTTGGTCTTGATGTCAATGACCGCCACCTTGCAGTGCAGATCGCACTTACCACCAAAGCCTTGCGGGTGACTGAAGCTTTTTTCGCTGATCCATTCCTGCTTGCCATACGCTTTGTCGAGGATCTGCTTGACGGCTAAGTAGCTCTCGTTTGGTGGCCCACCCTCGAAAGCGCTTTGGACCTTGGCATGGATGGCAGTACCCAGATCCCTGGCTTCTGAAGCCTGCTCTTTGCTGTCCTTTAAGACTCGGTCAGCGTAAGCATCAAGACTCTCATCATCACGCTTGGGTAGCGTCATCGCAGCCAACAAGATCTGTTGCTGTTTCCAGGCCTCTAAACCGGGCTTGGCTGCGACGTTGAGGATGGTTGTGACGGAAGGTACCAGGTCATACTTGCGAGCGTCTCTGAGCGTTGTATTGCGCAGGTGGCCAGCATTGGATTTGACCTGGTACATCGGCTCGCCGGTACGGGTGTACCAGTGGCCTGCTTCGCTTGGCTGTGCCTTGACTTCCATCAGATCTTGCTCAGGCTGACTTGGTAAAGCTCAAAACCCTCAGCTTTCAGGAAAAGCATTAACTGAGCGTCATTGGCTGGCGTCAGCAATCGATTGCCACTGGGAGCAATCAGTAAAGTCTCATGCTCTGGCATCTTCGCGGGTAGCTGATTAACTGCTTCTTGCAAGTGCGATGTGCCGTTACGGATCATGTTGTTGAGTGCAACATAGGCGGCCTGGGGTCTAATTTCTTCCATCGTAGTTTCCTTTACAGTTGGTTTCCAATCTTTAATCGTTCCTTCATCTCGATACTTCATGCGACTTTTGCTAATAACTTCTTTGGTTGCATCTTCCAGCGAAAATCGTGGTATTGGCTGGTTAGTCACAATCAGACGGCGCCAGTGATAGATGGTCTTGCTTGACACACCAAACTCCAACTCCAACGCAACTGGACTCTCGCCGCGGAAGACCCTGCGCATCAAGATGTTCCACTCGGCGTTTTTCAAAAACTTCTGTGATCTGCGCTTTCTCTTTACGGGCTGAAAGTTAATCTCAGCTTGAGCGCTGGAGAAGGCATTAACGGACTCAAGGGTTTGTGCCATTGGCTTGCTCCTGTAACCAATATCGAGGCCATAAAAGCGTTGTGCTACGTCTTGCTCCAACATGTTGCAAAGCCTGTGGTTCGTAGGACTCTCCACTTGGATGCACCCAAAAGCCTTCTTTGGTGTAATGAGGTACTAGCGTGACGTCATCAACGAGGTACACAGTAACCCAGTCACGTTCTGCCATCAGCGACTGAGTTGCTGCTTTTTGTGTGAGTTGTTTCGTTGCCATAACTAAAACGGAATGTCGTCATCGACATCAGCCAGTGATGTGGGTTTGCTTATGCTTCCAGCAATACCCTGCCACTCTGGCGCTTGCATGATGACGCGCTTAAAGCCATCACTTAACCCGTCAAATTCGTGCTGCTCGAAGTAAGCAAAGCTAAAGTAAGTGCGCTTGTTGATCATTTCAGGGATGCCAAGCTTGCGCAGGGCTGCTGGCACTGCAGTCACTGACTCGACATTGGCATAAGTGCGGCCATCTTTATGTGAATGCGTCACGGTCAGCATACAAGCCTTGCCGATGATGGTGCGCATATCAAAACCTCGAAGCTCTTTGTCAGTGAACTCTGAGCCGCGCCAGGACACAAGCATTTTACGAAGCTTGGCCTTTTCATTGAGTGATAGCGTGTAGCGCTGGCTTAAAGACAGTGGCCTGCCATCTTCGAGTGTGAGGGCATTGCCATCGTGGTCCTCACCATGTAACTCCCACAAGATCCTGCACTGGCGCTGGTGCTTGATTTCACCCTGCCAATTCGACTTTTGCGTGCCCAAATCAACGATGCCATAGCAGATGGCCAAGTGCGAGCCTTCAGGCACAAGTTTGTATTCTCGGGTTTGCGTGGTTTCAGAGATCAGCATATTTACGTTCCTTTTTGTAAAGCGTTAATCCAAGTTCGTTTGCAAGCCATTTCCAATCGTTTTCACTTGCCGCACCAGACCTGGCACGGATAAAAGCTTCCTCGGTCATTTGCTCGCGCTCTTCACACATTTGCTGCCATTCATCATTTCTTTCCATGGGTTTGCTCTAAAGTTTGCTGAGTCTAAAGTGTTTCATGTATCGAACACCTTGTCAACATATTTGTCTATAGCTTGCATGAATTTGCCCGTTCGAGTAATCTAACTCCATGAACATCCGAGAACTTATTGAATCTGTTGGCGGCATACGGGCTGCAGCCAGGCTCTTAGGCGTTGCGCCTTCCACGGTCCATTACTACTGCAAGCATGACCGTATGCCTCTTTTTAGACTGCTTGTGCTGACAAAGGGCAAGCTCATCCACACACCAATCAAGGAGCATGAAATTGAACGTAAATGAACTGCAGCCCATCGGCCCCATCGAAGTTGAGATTGATGGTGCTATGCACCGCATCACAATTCCTGAGAACTGCACGGGCTATGAAGCTGCTCAGTTGTGCCACATGATGACTTTTGCTGTGCTTGCCAAGACGCCATTGGACTTCACAGCATTTGTAAAAGAGAAGGGCATTGAGCGCCTTTTTGTGAAGTCATGAAGATTGCCGCGCTCTTGCTGGCATTGCCAGTTGCAGTCTCAGCACAGACTTGGTCTGCCAGCAATGAGGGCGGTGGAGAAATTGTGCTGACCTTGCGGCAAATCAAATGCAAGGAATTTGGCAAAAGCCTGGTTGATGGTTACAGCTACGGATCAAGTGGGAAGATGGTGGAATTTTGTTGGACCGTAGTTGACGACATGATCCGAGTTGTTTACTTGCATGATGCAAGCGTGCGGGTTTATAGGCCAGAGATTTTTAGTAAGAAAACAGACAAATGACTAAGGAAGACATCATCCGCATGGCTAGGGAGGCCAACATTAAGCAAGCCATTGAAACACCCCATTTACTGATGGTGCATGAGCTTGAACGCTTTGCTACCCTTGTCGCCAAGCATGAACGTGAGGCGTGTGCGAAGTTTATTGAGCATGACTATGTGCGCCAGTTTGAAAGACCTTGGCGTGACGATTTATCTGCCGCCATACGAGCAAGGGGGCAGCCATGACTAAGACCGAGATTGAGATAGCCAAGACTGCTTATGCGATGGTCAAAAGCATTAGCCATCATGTAGACCTAATTGGCGAGCAATATGACAGCGATTTTGCCGAGCAGGTTTACAATTCGGTAGCACTCACGATGCTAACCAAGATCTGCCTGGGCATTGCTGAGAATAACGGTACCGCAGCTTTTGAAAGTTATTGGTCAGACGTTGATAGCAAGTTGCGCGAGATGATCCAAACTTTTGCTTGCGAACCAACAAAACATTAAGTAAAGTCCAACGGGCATGGCTAGGGTAGCTCCCGAAAAGCGACTTCGTCACTCGCCTGCCAACGCCCAACTTCAGTGACGACAAACCTTTGACGAGGGTTGTATATGCGTATCAAAAACTGGAAAAAGTTTCAGCACTTCCGCGATCGTAAGCCACCGTGGATCAAGCTTTATCGTGACCTGCTTGATGACCGCGAGTGGCATAACCTTGAACCCAAGGCATCCAAAATGCTCGTCATGCTTTGGCTTTTAGCCAGCGAGAATGATGGCGAGCTTCCAGACCATGAAACCATAGCTTTTAGGCTGAGATTGTCAGTTCAGCAGGTGAAACATGACATTTCAAAGCTATCTCAGTGGCTGGAGCAAAGCGATATCAACGTGATATCAGGTGGATATCAAGATGATCCTCTAGAGACAGAGACAGAGGGAGAGGGAGAGGATGCCTCCACTCCAAAAAAAGCTTCGCGGTTACCAGATGATTGGGAGCCATCGGATGAGTTGATTGCCTTCATGCGCAAGGAACGGCCAGATCTAAATCCAAGCCATACCATCATGAAGTTTTGCAATTACTGGCAAGCCAAGTCAGGCAAGGACGCGACCAAGCTTGATTGGGATAAGACCTTCAAAAACTGGGTGCTGCAAGAAAAAGAGGGTAAAGCCAAACCATCTTCTGCAGGCCTAGATCCCTTCGCAGGTCGGGGTGGCGTATGAAAGGGCACGAGTATGTCTTGGACCTGTTGGCCAAAAAACAGCCGCCCCGCGCCGTTTTCATCGAGTTTGATGGCAAGCCTGATGCTTATCCTGAAGCCCCGGTGGTGGTAGTCACCAAGTGGGATTTTGATTATCGGTGGATCAAAGGCCTGGTGGCTCACGTTACAGGCCAAGACTCTGATGCAGTTGCCCGTGCCGCCAAAGAACTTTTGCGTTGCGGTGCTGCACGAGTCTTTGCTCATTACACTGAATCACGCTATCCCATTCTTTGGGACTCCAAGGTGGACGCATGAACAAGATCCCTGACGATATTGATTTTCAAGCTTGGTATGACTCCATGGAAGCTCAAGTGCGGGTTAGGTCCGCGGCTGACTGCATGGACCAACTCATCGATCAGGTCAAGAACCCGGTTACAACTAAGCCCATCACCATGCCCTGGTCCAAGACGCTGGGCCTCTTCGAGTTTCGGCCTGCTGAAGTCACGGTCTTTGCTGGCACCAACGGGTCTGGCAAGTCCATGCTGACCGGCATGATTGCCCTGAGCCTGATCGCACAAGGCCAGCGCGTTGTGATTGCAAGCTTCGAGATGAAGCCCTTGCGAACCCTTCAAAGGATGGTCAGGCAATGGTCTCGTCGCAGAGACCCTGCTGTAGCCGATTACGAGGCCTTCAAGGACTGGGTTGGCGACCGGATGTGGTTTTATGACCAGCAAGGCACGGTGAGCACTGCGCAGGTTCTAGGCGTTGGGAGCTACGCTGCAGCCAAGCTTGATTGCAAGCATTACTTGATCGACTCGCTGATGAAATGCTTAAGAGACGAGGACGACTACAACGGCCAGAAAAACTTTGTGGATCAACTCTGCACCCTGGCTCGAGATTACGACACGCACATCCACCTGGTGCATCACATCCGCAAGCAGCAAAACGATGAGAACGCACCCACCAAGATGGACCTTAAAGGCTCAGGCTCAGTGGCCGACCAAGTTGATAACGTGATCCTGATGCACCGCAACAAAAAGAAGGAGCGTGAAATTGAGGCTGGCCATGTTGTGGACCAGTCAATCCCTGATGCTTACTTAGCCATTGAGAAGCAACGAAATGGTGAGTACGAGGGCGTCATAAGACTTTGGTTTGACAAAAACTCACAACAATTTACGGATCAGTCCTATGGAAACCCCATTAGTTTTTGAGGCCACGCTGCCATGGCCACCCACCGTAAATTCTTATTGGCGGCACAAAGTCATTGGCAAGCTCGCCACCGTTTACGTTTCAGCAGATGGCCAGGCGTATCGGAAGGCAGTGAACTTATGTCTTATGGAACATGGGGTGAAGACTTACGCACTCGAGGGGGACCTACGGGTCGAGATCGAAGTGTTCCCACCGGACCGCAGGAAACGAGACATCGACAACTTGTTGAAATCCCTGCTGGACAGTCTGACTCACGCGCAAGTGTGGAAGGACGACAACCAAATCTCGGACCTGAGAATCTATCGCAACAAACAAATTGCCGGGATAGTGAAGGTCCGAGTGTATGAGCTAGAAACGCCTACAAGCGATTTTTCCAAAAGCATGTAGGTGGACATCAACCAACCATTATTTTTGCCTCTGAGGCGGCATAGCAAGGCTAGAAAGGGCATCCATGAATGACAATGTCAATCACCCAAAACATTACAACTCACATCCATCAGGTGTGGAGTGCATCGAGATTACTGAGCACTTCAATTTCAACATCGGCAACGCTGTTAAATATTGTTGGCGCGCTGGATTGAAGGGCGAGCAAGTTGAAGACTTACGCAAGGCCCGGTGGTACATCGACCGGGAAATTTCACGCATCTTGAATGAGAAAAACCATGAATCGTGATCCGCACAAAGCAGTTGACCACATCATCACGCATGCTCAGGAATTTGCCAATGCCAAAGCGAAGCGTGTCTTTCTTGAAGAGTTCAGGAAGAGCAAGAAGGCGTTGCTGATGAAGCAATCCATTGAAGGCGCCCTTGGCGCACAAGAGCGCGACGCTTATGCTCACCATGAATACGTTGAACTGCTCAAAGGCCTCAGGCGGGCCATCGAAATCGAGGAGAAATTGAGATGGGATCTGATCGCAGCACAAGCAAGAGTGGACATCTGGAGAACGGAACAAGCCAACCTCAGACTGGAAGGCAAGGCCACGATCTGATGAGCAACGATGGCCGCCACAAACAAATGCTTGCAGACCTGGCTGACTTCCTGGGCGCTGTGGCATTTGAAGATGACAAGGGCTGGACTGAGGAGGTATATGCCGAGGGCTGGGCTGCTGGCTTTCGAGCAGGCCTGGGTTATGCCGCCAAGATCGCACAATCACAAGGCAGGGGTTGGGGGATAGAACATGCCGAGCAGATACGAAAAGCTTTGTAATCTCAAGCAGGGTACCTGGTTCATCTTGATCCGATCGGGCGAAGTGCTGCAAAAGCTTGGCCCTATGAAGGACGACTACCGTTTCATCAGTTGCCGGGCTGTCACGGGTGATACCAAGGTGCTTAATTGCTTAGTTGGCGTGGAGACAATCGATGAACCAGGAAGAGAAAAAGCACCTGAGTAAGGTGGCTGCCATTGGCTGCGTGTTGTGCCATCTTCAAGGCACACCTGGTACGCCAGCAGAGATCCATCACCCGCGCAAAGGCACCGGCATGGCTCAACGTGCCAGTCACTGGGATGCGATACCCCTGTGCCCTGAGCACCACCGCGGCAAGACGGGCATTCACGGCATGGGCATCAAAGCTTTTACAAGCCACTACCAAGTGGATGAGGCTGAACTGCTTCATGTGACACGCCGTTTAGTTGCGTATCACGACCACTTGTCGGATGGATGGAAAGTGTCTACACAAGTGGATTAAAAGTATGTACGATGGAGTCTCAGTAGCAAACAACATTTAACTTTTATAGCAAACACCAGGAGCAAACAACATGAACGCAAACCTCAAAGCTGAATTGGTCAAAGAGTTCACCGCACAAATCACCCGTAGCGTCACCAGCACCTTCAACAACCTCGTTGAAAGATTCGGTCCCACAGTCAGCGGTGTGTACAACTCTCGCAGCGCTAGCGTGTGGCGCAATACCGTGCAATTTTGCGTTGTAAGAACAGGGA